GTATAATGATAATCAGAGACGAAAAGAAACTCAAGATGATGTCGGTAGGTTGTATTGACTACGCAAGTGGTAAGGTGATTGCAGACCAACTTCTCGCGGAAGTGGAGGCGGTTGGTGGAAACAAGAAAGCACTCGGACTGTCCGCGCCGCAGATTGACATACGACAGAGGGTGTTTGTTGCGTATGGTTCCACCGGCGAAGCGGGTGTGAAGGGATGGAACATATACGTCAATCCGTCCATCACTGAAATGAGTGAGGAACGTATGTTCTATAAGGAAGGGTGTCTGTCCTTCCCCGGAATTGACGTTCGCACGAATCGTCCGAAGGAAATCACCGTCAAGTTCCGTGGTGAAGATGAAGAGATACACACGTCAGTTCTTACGGATGAAGATGCGATTGTGTTCCAACACGAACTGGACCATTGCGATGGTATACTTATGTTTGATAGGATTGCAAAATCCGTTCCGCAGGAAGCAAACATAGGAAAAGACAAAATTGGTCGTAACGAGACGTGCCCCTGCGGGAGCGGAAAGAAATACAAAAGGTGTTGCGGAAAATGAAAGTAACGTGTCAAATATGTGGTAAGAAACTGAAACAGATACATATGCGCCATCTTCAGCAACATAATCTTACTTTCAAAGAGTATAGGGTGATGTTTCCTGACGCACTTGCATTTCCACGTTCGCGAAGTAAGAAGTTGTCGCATTGGAATAAGACGTGGATTCGTTCGGACAAAACACGACAGAAGATGGGAACAAAGGCGAGTGATAGAATCAAACGAAATGGAAATCCATCATCAAGACCTGAAGTACGTAAACGAATTTCTGCATCTGTTCGGAAATCATTCGAAAATCCAGATAGACGGATGCAGAATAGGGTTGCGATGATTCATCAAATCAATCTTGGTGCAAACGAATACGCAAACTTCAATCCAACTGCGTGTGAGTACTTTGATTGGTTGAATAAGTTTATGGGATGGAACGGTCAGTATGCCACCAATGGTGGAGAGAAAGAAGTGCGCGGATACTTCCTTGACTATTATGAACCGTCTCTGAATCTTGTCATTGAGTGGGATGAACCAGGTCATTATGTGCGCGGAGTGCTTCGAGAGAAGGATATTCGCCGGCAGCAAGAGATTATCAAAGAACTCAAATGCGAGTTCTACCGATACAATCAGCGAACAAACATCATAGAAAGGGTTACATAATGAAAACGTTATTTGGAGCAATACTTCTTACAATCATTCTTTCATTGACCGCAGTTGGTCAAGAGTTTCATAAGAATGATATTGTCAAAACGAAAGATGATTCAGTCAAAGTGTGGGTTGTCGAACGTGTGGCATTCTCCGGGTTCATCAGAGGATATGTCTTGCGTGACGCATTAGATGAAACGAAGTGGTATCCAGCAGATGATGTTCGTGGATTGACTACGAACGAATCGTCTACACTCAACACACAAACGTTCCACAATCCGTTCGTCAATCCGTTTCTTCCTAATGCAGATTCACTTCTTATCAATGGAATGAAACCCATTTCAATTCAAACCATTTCTCCGCATAGTTCTTTGACGTTTCTTGGTGTGGTTTTATGTGTGGGGGGTGCATTAGATTTTGCAGTTGCGGCAAACAACTCTAATAATTCTACCGTGTTTGTTGCCGGTCTAATTGGTGGTGGTATCTGTATAGGTTCAGGTATTGGTGTTTTAGAATTATCACTTGAAAAACAAACCTTTGCACGATACGCAAATGGTATGTCCATTCGGATTGATTTGACATTTGATGAACAAAACATATCTGGTTGGGGGCGGTGAGTATGAAAAAATTGACCTATGTTGATAAGATTATTCTTGCCGCCGACATTCAACTTGAAGGTGAGAACAACAGTTCCGTATCCGTTGAGAATATTTGGAACGCAATCGAACCGTTCATCCGTCTCAATCAGAAAGTAGATGCGGCGATGGCACTCGCAAATCAACTTGCACCCGGATGGGAAGATGAACTTCAACATATAAAGGATTGACAATGCAACTTTACATACCAGAAATAGGCGACCAAATTCGCGTGACCGCACCGTGGACATTCAATCTCTATCGCGAATGGAGAAACCACAAGTTCCAAGTTGCATACGGACTGCTTGACCCGACTACGTGGAAATACAAGTACGAGTTTAGTAGTTCTCCAGACAGATGTGACCCAGTGACTATCGTGGAAAATACAATTCTCGGAGTTGACCGTGTATACATTCGTAAGGGTGCCGCAAAGTTCAGTTCCGTCACGTTCATTTCCAAAAACGGTGCATACAAGGGGAAGAGATTTTGGGCGAAACTGATTGACGTGAACAGAATGGAATTTGAGATTGTAGAATCTGCGCCTAATGCACCACGTCCAAAGAAATTTGGATGGGACGTAACATATGAAGGAATCTCAAAAGGTTCTCACGGATACATTTCGAATGAGGGTAGATTCAGACTCCTCCCGATATTTAGTGGGGAAGGTGAGAGTGAGTTTCTCGGGTGGCAACTCGTTGACTACGGAAACTCCGTTGATATGGGTACTCTCGAAGCGATGCAAAGGAAGGCAGTCAACATACTGCGAAAGGAAAAACAAAATGCAAAGTAGGAAAGAAGAGATAGATGAGATGCTCAAGATTCTCGGTGAGGCGTGGAAAGAAAACCCATCACTTCGTCTTGGTCAGTTACTTGTCAATGCGACAGGTCATACGGGCGATTTCTTCTATGTTGAAGATGCAAGGGTTCGTAATTCATTATACAACTTTGCTCGAATTTGGTTCATAGACACGGAGAAGAAATAATGGACATAGGTTCACGACACGGATACCCTTCGTCTGCGTTATCCAATTTTGCACCGCACCCATTCACCGTGACGTGGAGAGGATTCACTCTTTCTTGCGCTTCGATGGAAGGGTTCTTACAGGCGTTGAAGTTCAAAGCGCCTGAGATGCAGATTCACGTTGCGACACTTGTAGGTAAGATGGCAAAAAACAAGGGTCGTGAGAAGAATTGGAAACGCGACCAGACTCTTTGGTGGAATGGAGAAGCAATCTACCGCTACTCTACCGACTACCAAGAGTTGCTTGACGTTGCGTATGATGCACTTTTCCAAAACGATTCATTCAAGCGCGCACTTCGCGCATCAGGAGATGGTGTACTTACACACGTAATTGGTAAGACAAAGGAGAATGAGACAATCCTTACCCAGAAGGAGTTTTGTTCTCGACTGATGAGACTTCGAGCACGTCTTTAGAGACACGCCCTAGGTCAAACCCGACACATAGGCAACCATTCTAGCGGACTATTGAGACACACTCAATAGTCCGTTTTTTGTTGTATTTCGATATATATACGAGTAAGATATAAATGTCCAGTCAAATTTGTTTAGAGGAGAATCACGATGAGCACATTTTATGCAAGTCCGTCAGCTGCAGCGAATGGAGATGGAACAATAGGGAATCCGTGGCAACTCGCGTCCGCATTGCAATCACTTGTGATTAAACCGGGCGATACACTCTACCTGAGGGCAGGTAAGTACATCAATCCTAACAACAATCCGTATTTTTGTTTTCTCAATGGTACATCTACAAGTCCGATTATAGTTCGTAACTACACCGGTGAACAGGTAATAATCTCCGGTCTGGCAGATTGGCAAGACTGTATTCATACTTCGGGCGATCCAAACCACACTTGTTCTTATGTATGGTTCTGGGGACTCGAACTTACTTCCGAGCCGGGACAGAAACTTCAAGCTCCTGGATGCGGTTTTAATCTTGGTATTTACGGTGGTGGTGATGGAATAAAGATCATCAACTGTATTATCCACGATTGCGTTGCGATGGGAATTAACTGGGAAGTTCTTGCGACTCGCGGAGAGGTGAATGGATGCTTGATCTACAACAACGGTCGTATGATGGACGTTAGCAACGGTGCTCACAATTATGGCATCTATACGCAGAACAACGACGGTAATGGGACGAAACTCATCAAGGATAATATCTTTTGGGACAACTGGAATCTTGGTCTTCACATCTATGCCGAACAGTCCGGAGTGAGCAACATTACCATCGACGGTAACGTGGTTGTCAGCACCGGACAGATATGGAACAATCCTAATGGTGGGACATTCCAGACGAATCTCCTCATCGGAGCAGCGCCTGGAACGAGTAGAAACAATATTTCTGTCATCAACAATCATCTCTACTATCCGTCGGCAAGCATCGGACATTACAACTTGGAGTTTGGATACGGCCCGAATCCGTTTACCAACGGAACATTCAGTAACAATACGGTGACGGAAGGGATGATGTTGTTCAATGTTTCCCCACTGACTTCCGCGGGGAATCTTTTCTACAATACGGCGGGAGATCAAACAGCAATCGGAACCTATGCACCAAGACCTACGTCGGGAGTGAGTGTTATTATCAGGAAGAACGACTATGAACCAACACGCGCAAATGTTATCGTCTATAATTGGGCGGGATCACCTTCGGTTCAAGTAGACTTGTCAACCTTCATAGCAGTAGGTTCGAACTACGTAGTTAAGGATGCGGAAAACTATTTTGGCACCGTAGTTGCCTCTGGCACCTACACGGGAGGTAAAGTTTCGATTCCAATGACATCTAAGGCCTTTTCAGTTCCGGTCACAGCACCGGGAGACGACAACACAGGCATAGTCTATAATACTCAACCTACGTTTGGAGTTTTCATTGTCACTAGTCCAGATGGTATAGTACCACCAGTTCAACTTCCTACAGGTAGTTTTGCAGTTACTCCGACAAGTATTATAGGATCTGGTTCAGTAACTCTTACGTGGACGGCGAATAATGCGACGACAGCAACAATTGATAATGGAGTAGGAGCAGTCGCAATCACTGGAGGAAGTAAAACACTAACTGTTTCCACAACTACGACGTTCACATTGACATTAAATAATGCGAGTGGTACAAAAACATATACAGCTGCGGTAACAGTTAATCCTGTTCCTCCATCAGTTCCTACAGGCACTCTTATAGTTAGTCCAACGAGTATTGTAGGAACAGGTTCAGTAACTCTTACGTGGACAGCAAATAATGCAACAACGGCATCAATTGATAATGGAGTAGGAACGGTTGCAACTACTGGGGGAAGTAAAACGGCAACTGTTTCTGCAAGCACAACATTCACATTGACGTTAAGTAATGTAAGTGGCACGAAATCATATACTGCTGCGGTGACAGTTAATCCAGTACCACCGCCTGTTCAGGCATTACCGACTGTAGCGCTCTCGAATGTTACGTCCACTAGTGCGCAGATGAGTGGTGTAGTGAATCCGAATGGTGATGCGACAACCTACTATTTCAAGGTAGGGACAACAGCATCCTATGGATCGACTACACCTACAACAAACGCGGGTGCAGGTACTACTCCAGTACTGGTTCTTGGAACGATAACTGGTTTGAGTCCTGCAACATTGTATCATTATTGTCTTGTTGCAACAAACAGTGGCGGTACGGTTTCTAGTTCTGATGCGACATTTATAACAAGTGCTGCACCAGTCGTATTGCCGACGCCTGTGACGCTAGGGGCATCCAATATAACTACAACGACTGCTCAAGTCAACGGTACGGTCAATGGTAATGGAATGCCTTCGACTTACTACTTTGAGTATGGTACGACAACATCATATGGAACAAAAACACCTGTCCAAAAGCTGTTGACTTCCACAACACCTCAGACTGTGAACGCAGCGATTACCGGTTTGACTGCTGGAACACTGTATCACTTTAGATTAAATGCTACCAACACATCAGGAACGGTCAATGGGGCTGACTTGACGTTTACTGCCACTCCGTCTACTCAAATCCAGATCGGTAGTAATGTCTATGTTACATTGACTACGGACTGTATAAATGCAAGAACCGTACCTTCTATTACAAACTCTGTTGCTCTCAAATGTGAACCTGCAGGAACAAATGGAGTAGTTGTAGATGGGCCTTCACCAGATGTTAATGGTTCTTCAACATACACGTTCTGGAAGGTTGCATATTCTGATGGAATAACCGGATGGTCTGCCGGACAGTATCTAGTAGTTGGTACACATTAACGTAATCCCGACGTATAGGCAATCACAATAGTGGACTATTGAGACATACTTCAATAGTCCGTTTTTGTTGTATATTCCCTTGACCATTGATATTTATATACACAGGATACACGGGAGAAATATCTATAATGTGGAGACAGTACAATGGCAATAACGATACCTATTTGGCCAGGAAGCGGTTCCAATCCTTCAGGTTCTACACCATATGGATTCTACGACAACGATACAAAGTTCGTAAATGATGCACCGCGATTTGCGAAGTGGGCGGCGTTCCGACTCGGATACCCGGTTATGGACGTGGAGTTGCAAGACGTGAATTTCTATGCAGCCTACGAAGAGGCGATCAATGAGTACGGAATGGAAGTTAATATGTGGAACGCACAACAGAATATGTTGCGTCTACAAGGTTCACCGACAAATAACAATTTGACTCAGAAGAACGCGAATTTCAGTATGGGTGGCATCATTCGAATCGCAGAACAGTACGGTCAAGAAGTTCTCGTTGGTGGAAATGTTCCACTTCGACACGCAGCGTTCATTACAACTTCAAGCGTTTCTGTTTATGATATGTTCAAAGCAATAAACGTCTTTCGCGCCCAATTCGATAGCGCATCAGTACCAGCCGCACCATCAATTATCTATGGTGGAACGGTGACAAGTTCGTTGTGGTCACAAGTCAATCTTGATCCAACACTTTCCACATCAGTTGCAAATGGAGAACTTTGGATTTACAGTACACCGACAGGTGTTTCACCATTCAATACACCAGACAATTTACTCACGTTCAATCTTGAAGCAATTGGAAGTGGTAGCGGAACAGGAAGCATCGTTCCTATTTCTGGTAGTTTCCCACTTTACAACTTCACTGATGGGAACGGAAATATCAATCTCATTTTCTCTGCATCACATACGGCATTTACTCCATCACAATCATCTGCGGTAACTGCGTCGGTGAACTACAACACAAAGAGATTCCAACCACCGATTGGCAACGCATCTGAAATTGAAATCAAGAGAATATGGCATTACAGTCCACCGGCAATCGTTCGATACTTCGACCCATTCGCCGGAACAGGTATGGGTACATACTCGATGTTGCAAGAGTTTGGTTGGACTAACTTCTCCGTCGCAACTTCGTTTATGATGTTACCGATTTATGCAGACCTTCTACGTATTCAAGCAATTGATTTCAACGATACTGTCCGTAAGAGTGCGTATGCATTTGAAGTAATCAACAAACAAATTCGAATTCTTCCTGTTCCTCAGGATTCTTATGCAATATGGTTTGACTATATTTTGAAATCGGATAGGGACGACCCAGTTGCAAATGCTGGTGGTACAGACTCCGCAGAGTACAATGGTGTATCGGATATGTCAAACGCACCATATCAGAATATGGTGTACGGAAATATCAATTCGATTGGTCTACAATGGATTCGTGATTACGGACTTGCCGTATCAAAGAATATGCTCGGACGTGTACGTGTGAAATTCAATACACTACCGATACCAAACAACGAAACGACGTTGGATGGAAACGACTTGATTACTACCGCCGATAACGACAAAACTGCACTGATTGAAAATCTCCGCGCAATGCTGGAGAAGTTCACCAAACAGGCACAACTTGAGATGGAAGCGGCGGAATCAGAGGCGTTGAAGAAAACCTTGTCTGCAATTCCTATACCAATCTATATAGGATAACCATATGAATTTCAGTGGATGGTTGACACCAAATAACAAGTTCATATCAAACAACAAATATGGTTTGTTTGTTCACGGAAGGACTTTGACTAGACACACACACGGAAAGATTGATCCAGATGAGGCCACCGGACAAGGATATGTATGGATGAATGAAGTTGGAGATGAGTTTGATGTAGAATTGCTTCCCGAACGACTTCAAGACACACTTCGATTTTTCAGGCACAATATACCGGACAAATTTGAACCAAAGGAATTAGGGATTACTTTTATCAATCAAAAAGGAAAAGTGACCGGCAGTAAAACCATAAAGGTAAGTGAGATAGTAGAATCAACAATGAAACTCAAAGACATACTGGAAGACATAAACGTACCCCTAAAGAAAGGCGATACTGTTCTTGTGGGTAAGTTCAAAAACCATCCTATCGAAGTGAAGAAGATTGGGAAGGGTGACGATGATATGCCGACCATAAACGACAAACCAGCGGTCAAGTTCAGACTCCCAAAGAAAGAGGGTAGAGTGAAGTTGAAGGATTTGGTATATGAGACGCCCGTGTTCAAGGACGGCCCAAAGACATTCGACCTACACATTGAGAAGTACAAGGGGATGAACGTTCGACAAAAGAAGGACTTACTTCGAGCATACAATTCTGATATGGGCGTAAGTGGGTATTCAAAGAAATATGATTCAATGGTTACGTTCAAACAGACTGGTCCCATTATGATGCCGAAAGGTGGAATGGTGCAGATAGAACCATCAGCGTCAGGACCACCAATGTCAAATGACGTGGATATGGGCAGTCCAAAACGACTTCCTGAATATTGGGAACAGTACGTTGAAGGAGATTACTAATGGCAAAAGGTGGGATGTTTATACGTGACCGAGCAATTGATTTTATGAACCATATCAGTTATGAATTGGTAGCTCAAGTCATTATGAACCCTGTGAATCTATGGAGAGTCGCGCCGTATGATACTAAAGCTAATGTCTACGGAGAATCGGAGAATAGAGTATATTTCAAGCCAGTAGAATTGTTCGGTCTAATTAACAACAACCCGGAAGAGACAGAGACGACAGAATTTGGTACGGACAAGAATCAGAATCTCATCGTCGCGTTCAACCGCGAGCAACTTCGTATACTCAATGGTATCAATCCACAAATAGGCGATATTCTCGAATGGAACTATTCATATTTTGAGATTGGTGCAGTAGACGAATCGAAATTCCCAGGTGGACACACTGATTACAATTTCTCCATTATTTGCTATGCGCATATGACGAGGCAACCAGAAGCAGCAATCGACAACGATAGAGACGGAGAGAATAGGTAATGGATGAACTTAAACCAAATATTGCTCCAAGTAACGGTATACCAATCAATCGTGCGAATGACATTGACTCGCAAATTGGTAATGTTATTGATACGACCGAGCAGTTCCTTACGGTCACTCTCGAAACGATTGATAGTGCGATAGACTTCTATTTCAACAACGTTATCAAACCACAAATTATAGATAACGGTGCGGTTGTTGCTGTGCCTGCACTTTATGGTTCACAAGAACGATGGGCGTCCGTAGAGAAGTATGGATATCTACGTGACAACAAAGGAAAGTTGTTGACGCCTGCGATTATCTATAAGAGGGTAAATGTTGCAAGAGACACATCTCTTCCTATTGATAAGTTGGACGCAAACAATCCCCAGTTATACTACACGATACAGAAAAAATACTCGGAGAAGAACCGATACAGTAATTTCAGCGTATTGACAAATCAAGTTCCTGTACGTGAGTTCTACAATGTGGTAGTGCCGGATTATATCATTGCAACGTATGAAGTGACAATATGGACAGTAAAAAATATAGCAATGAACTCCATTGTCGAATCAATGGTATTCGCAAGTCGCGCATATTGGGGCGACCCCACCAAGTTCAGATTTCGCGCATACGTCGGGGACATTGCAACACCTACGGAAATCACCACCGAAACAGATAGAACATTGAAGAGTACCTTTACCTTGACAGTCAATGGATACCTTGTACCGAATACAATCAACAAAATCCTCGCTCAGGCAGGAAATGTTGTGAGGAAGGTCTTAAGTACCAAGAAAACCGTTGTATTTATTGAGACAAGTGGTGTTCCCCCAGCACGCCCAACGCAATAATTGCGTTTTGAAAAAGTAGGTTATATTTATTGATAGGTGTTACAAAAGAAAGGGTCATAAATGCCAATCGAAAAATTAGTCAGTATCGTCATTCCTACGTGGAACCATTGGGAAGATTTGCTCAAAGAGTGCATTGATAGTGTTCGCAGTTCCACCACGGACGATATGTTCAAACAATTCGAAATCGTCATCGTAGCAAATGGTTGTACAGATAATACTCGGCCATATGTTGAGGAGTTGATCGCTAATGACAAGGATGATGTGTACAAATTGGTATGGTTCGATGAACAATTAGGATTCACCAAAGCAAGCAATGAAGGTGCGAAGGTTGCAAAAGGCAAATATCTTTTGTTCCTCAATAATGATGTTGTATTCCTTCCGTGGGGCAAACCGAATGAATGGATTCAAAAACAATTGGATGCGTTTACAAATCCAAAAGTAGGTGCAGCAGGCCCACTTGTTCTTTATGATGGATATGCCGGGTATCGTTTTGTAGTCGGATTCTGTTTATTGACACCAAGAGAACTTTTTGAGAAGTATGGTTCCTTTGATGAAATTTACACGCCCGCGGGTGGTGAAGATATTGATTACTGCGCTAAGATACAAGTAGATGGATGGGAAGTGGTACAGACCGCAACAACACAATACAATGGTGTTACGAACGCATCAGATTTTCCGATTTGGCACAAAGACAATCGCAGCTACAGAGACATACCTGAATACCGAAAGGTTATATGTAGACGAAATGGTATTATCAATCTGAAAAAATACAATCACAATGCAAAATTCAACTTTGGTTGTGCCGGCGACATAATGCACGACGCGATCAATGTTGATTTGTATGATGAACGTGCCGGACTCCTGATGGATATTCAGAAACCGATGCCTGATATGCCAGATGATTGCGGTGGTCTAATCATTGCATCACACGTTTTTGAGCATCTTAACCCATTCACCATTGTGCAGACATTGATAGAGTGGAAACGCATATTAAGACCGGGTGGCAAACTTGTAATGGAGATGCCTCACTTTATCAAATTGTGTGAATGGGTGTTGGACGCATACCGATTGCCTGAAAAGAAACAAGATATGCCAGGAAATATTGCTATGATGTATGGTGTCATAAACACCACAGATAAAGACGACGCATCGAAAATCACCTCTCCTCATCTTTATGGATGGTATGAAGAAAATTTGAAGGAACAACTTGATCGAGCGGGTTATGTCAACATATCATTTACCGACAAGACCGAATATCCGCATCCAGGTCCGTGTTTCCGTGTGGAAGCTTTCAAGCCAGGCGGTGAAGTCGCGCCAGCGGAGAAACCACCGGAAATCAAGCTTGACGGTGAGTTGGAAGGGTATGAAGTAACTGCGTGTATTCCTACGAAGGGAAGATTTTTCACTACCCTTCCACAATGCATCTCTGCGATAGTCAATCAGACGACACCACCTAGTAAGATTTTGGTCATTGACGATGGTGAACAAAATGAAAAGAAGATAAAGGACGACCCAGTGTGGCAAGGGTTGTTCCGACTTATGGAACTGAAAGGAATCTCTTGTTGGATTCAGTGGGGTCGTAAGAAAGGTATGGCAGACATTGACCAACTTATGTTGGAAGTCTGTAAGACACCTTTGATATGGAGACTTGATGATGATAACTTACCAGAAACAAATGTACTTGAGGCATTGGTTCGCAAATTGAAAGAGGATGATGAAGTTGGTGCAGTTGCGTCTTGTGCGATTGTACCGGCGAATACCAACAAAGTATGGCACAAGATTTCCTCTGGTGACATTCGCGACATATATTTCAGTCCGAATACTCAGTGGGATAAGTTTGAAGGCGAACGAGAAGTTGACCACCTACACAACACGTATTTGTTCCGCAGAAAACTTGCTGGACACGGATATGATTTGAGTTTGAGTCCTGTTGGACACCGCGAAGAGACAATGTTCACGTGGGGTATCAAACAACAAGGATACAAACTCATAGTCATTGGTGACGTGGTAACGTGGCACCTTCGAGCGGAAAGCGGCGGAATCCGCGCCTATGAAGTTGAACAGAATATGAAACACGACGAAGAAATCTTCAAGAAATATATGCAGAAGTTCAAGGTTCAGTTCCGTGAGACAAAGACAATCATACTCGATACAGGCGTCGGCGATCACTATGCGTTCAAACACATTCTACACGACTTGAAACAGAGATATGGACGCATCATACTTTCAACGTGTTATCCAGAAGTGTTCCGTGAGGAAGATACAATAACGCAAATTTCCATTCAAGATGCGAAGGATATGGGAATGAATCTACCGGAACATAATGTCTATGAATGGATGCGTACTCACGATTTCAAACAAAACCTTGTTGAAGCATATAGGAGAATGTGGTTATGAAAATTTTAATCTCTCCATATTCACGTCTCTTGAAAGACGGTAAACGAAATCCAAAGAACTATCCGTGGTGGAATGAAGTGGTTGAAGTATTACCAGCGAATTTACCGGTGTACGATAATGTTGAAGTGGTACAACTCGTATACGGTAATGAACTACGATTGCCGAGTATTCACAAGTTCGTTCAATATACGTCTCTCGTAGATGCAGAGGCCGCAATCAAACAGTACAACTTTTGGATTTCCGTTGACAATTGGGTTCAACACTACGCGCACTTCATTGGGAAGCGCGGAATCGTAATCTGGGGACGGTCAGACCCCAAATTGTTCGGATATCACGAAAACGTAAATTTGTTGAAAGGGCGAGAGTTTTTGCGTCCCCGTCAATTCGAATGGTGGGAATTGGACGAATACGACGAGAAGGTATTTGTTGAACCAAAAATTGTCATCGCGGCTGTGCGAAAATTCGCATTTTGAGATTCCTAATTCATATTTATAGTCGTAAAACTATCATCTTTTGGAAGGAGAGTTACACCTATGTCAGATAAAATCAAGTTCACACCCGAAGAGTTGAAGTCGGTAGCAGACCTTCAACAGAAATATACACAAGCAACATTCCGATTGGGCCAAGTTCAATTGGAAAAATTCGATCTCACCGACCGTCTGAACGTATTGGAAGTTGAAGTCGAAAATTTAAGAGCGATGGTTGGTGGTGCAAGAGAGGAAGAGAAGAAATTGCTCGAAGCTCTTCAATCGAAGTATGGTCAAGGCCAGTTGGATTTGAATACTGGCGAATTTACTCCAATAACTGCACAACAACCGAAATAACGGAGAAAAGGTATGGCTGAAAAGATCGTCAGTGCGGGTGTATTCATCCGCGAGAAGGATTTATCCTTCATTGCGCAAGGAGTCAGTACCATTGGTGCAACGGTCATCGGACCGACCCAGAAAGGGCCAGCATTAGTACCGATTGTATGCAACAATGGTTTGAACGACTTCTATACGAAGTGTGGATTTTCAAGCACAAAAACGTATGTGCCTCGCACCGTAGAATCATATCTCGGTAACGCGAGTGTTGTAAACGTTGTAAGAGTGCTCGGTGGAAACGGATACAATACACTAGAGTGGTTACTTTCGCCGACCACAAGTTCACTCGGAACTAAGGTTGTAGCAGTTCTTGCACCTAGTAACAATGCTGGAAAGCTTAGCGGAGTTACATATGTTGCTGGAACGGCAGAATCATTTGTTCTTAATGTAAGTGGTAGTACTCCATTTGTAAGTCAAAGCATCAGTGCATCGTTTGACCCAGCAAGTCCTAACTACATCACGAAGGTATTTGGAACGTCTCCGTTTGGAACGCAACCAATATATGTGCAGTTTATGAACGATGTTCTTGCGGGTCAATATACAAGTCCAAACGATTCAACGATGGGAGCATTTACATCTTCTGTATACTCTTCATCTATTGGATTTGACCACGGTGTAACGCCTTGGATTCAGTCTCAGCATTTCAGTGGAACTGCCGTCAACTTGTTCAAGTTCCACAATCTCGGTGATGGAAACATTTCAAACAAAGACATCAAGATTGGTATTCAAGACATTAAGGTTGGAAATGTACAGACAAACAATTATGGTACGTTTACTGTAATTGTGCGTACAGTCAATGGTACAATGGATTCGGTAGACCTTGACCGTAGACCAGATGTTATTGAAACATTCGCAAACCTCACTCTTGACCCGAAGAGTTCAAACTATCTACCAAAGAGAATTGGTGATAAGTATGCCGTCAATATGGTGTACGATGGTGTGAATAAAGTGGTGTCGAGCGGTTCTAACCCAGCGGTAAGTCAATATGTTCGTGTCGAATTGGCATCGGGTGTGGGAAATGTAACTCCAACCGCACTTCCATATGGATATGCTGCATTGCTTAGTCCATATTTAAGTGCATCCGCCGCAACTACCGTGACTACGCAATCCATAGATAGTGTATATGATGCACGTAGGTTCTTTGGATTTGATTTTGAAAATGCCGATAACCTCAATTATCTTTCGCCAGTCAATAGTAAAGCTGGTGGAGTTGGAAACAACGTCACATTCAGTCTTGACGACATTTCAGTGTCCGCAACGCTCAGTGGTGTAGTAACCACAGGTTCTCTTGCTAACATTGGTGGTATTCAAGATTACCGCAAGTTCATTGTTCCGTTCCAGGGTGGATTTGACGGTATGTCTCCTGCAACACCAGTCAACGTAGGTGATGATATTACCAATTTGAACGTCTTTGGCTTTGATTTGTCTACAGGAGCAACCGCAGACGCATTGAATTGGAAGAAGGCAATTGACGCAATCGCAAGTCAAGAAGATATTGATACGAATTTGCTCGTACTTCCGGGTGTCAACTACGAAGATCATACGCAAATTGTGTTGTATGCGAAGAACGTGTGTGAAAATCGTGGTGATGTATTCTATATCGCAGATGGTTTCAGTTCACAAGACACGGTACAAGAAGCAATCAACGTCATAGAAGGCAATCCTATGGATTCTAACTATGTCGCGGTTTACTTCCCGTGGGTGAAAGTCGTAGAGTCCTCAACGAATAGTCAGATTTGGGTTCCACCATCCGTAGTGATGCCTGGCGTGTTTGCATTTAACGACAGTATCGCATACGAATGGTATGCACCAGCTGGTTTGAATCGTGGTGGACTTCCTGGAGTAATCGAAGCAAAGTTGAAACTCGATCACAACCAGCGCGACAATTTGTATGAAGCAAGAATCAATCCTCTCGCAACATTCCCAGGACAAGGAGTTACTGCGTGGGGTCAGAAGAACTTGCAACTTAAGGCATCCGCACTCGACCGTATCAACGTTCGTAGGTTGGTGATTAACCTTAAGAAGTTCGTCGCAACGACTTCATTGTTCTTGAACTTTGAACAGAACGTCACCGCAACACGTAACAGATTCTTAAACATCACAAATCCATACTTCGCAAGCGTGCAACAGAAGAGTGGTTTGTATGCGTTCTTTATTAAGATGGACGACTCGAACAATACGGCGGATTTGATTGACCAGTTGATTTTGTACGGTCAGATTTGGATTAAACCGACGAAAACTTCGGAGTTCATAGTAATTGACTTCAACGTTCTACCAACAGGTGCAACGTTCCCTAATGCCTAACATTAGGTAATGTGCAAGGGAGTGTCCTTCTGTATGGAAGGGCACTCCCACTGTTATATCAAAATAAGTGTGAACCTTTCCCGAACTCAAATAACATTCTGAGTCGTTGTTCGGGCGACTCTAAAAACAAACAAAGGAGAACACCAATGTACAAAAATAGTATCATTGTGCTCATCGAAAAAGACGGGAAACCGCTCCGTGAAGTTCACGGAAATCAAGTCTACTTACCAGACTATTCTGAATACTCACTCAAAATCAAGAACGACAAATGGCAACGTGCAATCGCTAAGATTACGATTGACGGAACCGATATTCTCGGCGGTCAAGAGATTATTATTCCGGCTCGTAGTTCCGTGGACGTTGAACGTTTCATCACGGACGGTGACTTGTCGAAAGGCAAGAAACTGAAATTCGTCCCACTTGGAGATTCACGTGTTCAAGACCCCTCAAGTATGGAGAACGGATTGATCGAAGTGGAAGTATGGTTTGAGAAACCAGCACCAGTAATCACGTGGTCAGTGTCCAACAATTGGCCATACTGGCAAAACGACGATTCAGGTAGTTGGCCATACAGACCAAAATGGCACACACCTATGTATAAAGGAGCGATGTACCGTACTTCAGATGCAGATGAAGTTGGACATATGAACTTAAGTGCAGATGCTTCACAGTTTTCAGGTGCGGTCAGTTGTATGAGTATGCAACAAGTTGCATCACCTGGCCCGGCAGGACACGCTGGGGCAACCGTGGAAGGTGGTCATTCCAATCAGTCCTTCGGTGTTGGTAGTTTCGGAGAGAAGGAATATCCATCAACCGTTATCAAGTTGTGGTTGAGGGGTATAGATGCGGATGAGGCGGTAGTTTACGCTGAGGACAAACTCCATTGTACACAGTGCGGAAAGGCAGTCAAGTTTAATGACCGTTTTTGTGCAAGGTGTGGGAATCCAGTGCGTATTAACTAAGTAAATCAAGGGAAGGCCGCATCAGAAATGGTGCGGTTTTTCCCTTTGGTTGATATTTATTGGAGTACAACGATTGTAGTTTCAACAGAGTGTGGACTTTTGGAGAAGAGTAATGGCAAATTTGATTGACCAGAACGAGATTTTTGGTGTCGCCTTCGAACCGATGGTTAAGAACCGTTTTATTATGTACATAGAAGGCATTCCGGCGTTTATGATTCACGCAGCTGCACGTCCGACACTTGCGTTTGAAGATATAACGCTTGACCACATCAACATCAAAAGGAAGATTAAGGGTAAGGGTGAGTGGCAAGATTTGACAATCACTCTCTATGACCCAATCGTTCCTTCTGCATCGGGTGCTGTTATGGAATGGATTAGACTCCATCTGGAGTCAGTTACGGGTCGTGAGGGATACTCTGATATGTATAAAAAGGATATAACCATCAACGTACTCGGGCCTCTCGGAGATAAAGTTCAAGAGTGGACGTTGAAAGGTGCGTATATCAAGCAGGCGCAGTTCGGTGATTTGTCGTGGGCAGAAAGTGCGTTCGTTGACATTACATTGACGCTCCGCTACGACTACGCAATATTGCAGTTCTAAAATTTCGGTCAGAGGTGACAGCCAGAAAGAGAGGGTCGCGTTCAGACGGCCCTCTCTTTTCTTCTCCGCAGTAGAATGGTTTCGTAATTAGTTATCAACCACAAAAGGAAAAACATATGTCAGACACACAACACAACACGGAAGTACTAGACCTTCCTTCGAAGGGATGGTTCTATCCACAAACAAGCCCTCTATCAAAGGGGTCAATTGAAATTCGCTATATGGGTGCAAGGGAAGAAGATATTTTGACTTCTACCGGTCTTGTCAAGAAGGGTGTCGCAATAGATATGGTGCTGAAGAACGTTCTCGTTTCTCCGGTCAACTATGACGACTTACTCATTGGTGATAAGAACGCACTGATGATTGCAACTCGCGTTCTCGGATACGGAAAGAACTATGATGTTGAAGTCACTTGTCCTATTTGTGAGAACAAACAGAAAGTGACGATTGACCTTGCGAAGTTGGAACACAAGGAAGTGAACGTAGAACAGTGGCCGCAAGGCGTAAATGAGTTTTCATTTGAACTTCCTATCTCTCATCACAAAATCACATTCAGATTTCTTTGCAGTAAGGATGAAACAGAAGTCACTTCGGAACTTACCGCGATAAAGAAGATACAGACAGAGTATACGCCTGATTTGTCCACACGTATGAAGAAAATGATTACATCCGTGGATGGAGATAGGACACTCGGACGCATTGCGAAGTTTGTTGATTCAACGAATCCGACAGAGTTAGTTGCTGGAGACTCCCTTGCGTTGCGTAGATATGTGAATAAAATGCAACCAGGTATTGATATGGAGTTTGACTTCAAGTGTTCAAATAAGGAGTGTGCGTTTGAAGATAGACTCACAGTTCCGCTTTCCGTTGAGTTTTTTTGGCCTAGCGGCAAGTGATAAGGTTCTTCTGCACGAAGAGTTGTTTACGATGGTGATGGCATCAAATGGTGGATTCCGTTGGACGGAACTCTATGAGATGCCCACCTACCTTCGTAAATTCTATCTCCGAAAACTGAAAGAATGGAAAGAGAAGGAAACTCAACAAGCAGAACAGGGACAAGGGGGTAACAAATTTTCTCCACCTGCGCCCGGTGGTAAATTACCACCAATATTACGACCCGCAATACAGAAGAAATAGGATTAAAACTTGCATCTTTCGATATTTATAGATGATAAGTTCTAGTCCTATTTCCATTTTGGAGAGTCCCAATGTCAAAGAAAATTGATGAAAATATCCTCACGGAAGAGGAAACAAATGTCGTAAGGAAAGCAGTCAATGCAATATTCTCAGCCGTCTCGAATCGAAGGATGAAGGCATTGGAAAAGGTTTTGATGAAAGATGCTGATTTCAAAGCGAGTATTGAACGTCTAGAGAAAGCAAGAGACGAAATGGAAACTAAACTTCAAAAGACAGTCTACAAACGAAAGGGTCACGCAGATTTTGAGGATTGGTACGCAAAGAATATAACACCCCTCTCAAAGTAAGAGAACATAAATGGCGACAGTTCCAAGAGCACAACAAGAAATCAACAGCCTCCGCAGAGAAGAATTGTCATATGCTTCTCAACTGAGTAATGTTGAAAACCGTATACTCGATACCCTTAATAGAAAGAAAATGGTTGACCTTGAAGAGTACAATCTTACAAGGAAAACGGCCGATATACGAGAAACCGAGGCACAACTCATTGAGGGTGTCAAGGATGATATGCGTTCTCTTGCAACTACTATGTCTGAGTATTTGGGTGCATCAAGGAAGAACATACCGTTTCAAGAGAAGTTAGTGTCTATGCAACACGAACTTTCGACATTGGAAGGCCTTGGTCTACAACATTTGACCAACGCGCAGAGTGCAAGAGCGCACGACCTTGCTATATTGATTCCTCAAACCAGGCAACTCCAAGAACAAGCAATACAATTCGAAGCGATCAAAAGTGCTACCGAAGGTATAACAGAGGCACTCGGATTGCAGGCCGGAACATTGACTAAGATAGGTTCAACTGTTCAAAAGTTCCTATTGAGTCCGTGGATATTGATTGTCGGTCTACTTGGACTTGCAGTTGCGAAATTCATTAAGATGCAAGGTGTAGCAGAGGACTTCCGTAAGAATACAGGCCTGACACTGATGCAGAGTGAAGGAATTGAGTTGACAGCAAGAAAAACGTTTGAATCACAACGCCAAATCGGTGTGACATATGAAGATGCATTGAAGTCCGCAGAGGCACTCTATAAGGTATTGGGTAATATGTCATTGGTTACACAAGAAAACGTTGATCTTGTAAGTGAGATGGCCGCACGATTGGGCGTGTCCGTAGACGATTCCGCGAAGTTTGTAGGAACATTGTCTCTCATCGGTAAGAGTGCAGACGACATAAAGAGTATTGGTAAGAATATGGAAGCCCTTGCATATGGTTACGGTGTGTCCGTGAAAGACTTAATGAGTGACGTTGCGAGTGCAACAGGCGACGCATATGAATACTTGCAGAAATACCCAGCAGAGTTTGTTGTCACCGCCGCAAAGGCACGTTCATTGGGATTTGATATGAAAAAGGTAAGTGACATTACGAAGGGACTCCTTGATATTGAAACGTCTCTTGGTGATGAAATGGAGGCAAACATCCTTACCGGAAAGAACATCAACCTAGATGCGGCTCGATACTATGCATTGATTGGAGACACAGGCAAGTCATTGGATTCAATGCTTGGACAACTTGGTTCAGTCGCGGAGTTTCAGAAACTTGCACCACTCGCACAACAGTCCCTTGCGAAGGCCGTCAATATGACCACGGAAGAACTTGGTAAGGCACTTGCGAAACGTCACGATGAATTAACTATGTCCGCAGATCAAAAGAAACTATTAGAGGCGCAGAGGACAGAACAGAATAGGATTGCTGGAGTATTGACTCAAACCAAGCAGTCATTTGAAGCAATCGTGTCAGACCTTGCGTCTATATTCTTGCCGGTATTGGAAGCAGTGAAACCGATTATCGGATTTGTCGCATCTATGTTTAGGAGTATTCACGATGTTGTCACAACGTGGCCAGGCTGGTTGAAAGAGACGGTACGATATTTAGGTGCGGCTCTTTTGTTGACCGTTGCGATTGCAAAGACCGACGTTATTGGTAAAGTAGGTGGTCTTTTTGGTAAAGTCAAAGGTATGTTTGGAATGGGTAAAGGTGCAGTTGGTGGAGGCGGACAGTTGGACTTATTTGGAAAGGGTGCAGAAAAATCCGTTCCTACTGGTGGTGGAATGTTTAGGGGAATGGGTGAGTTCATCAAAGGAATATCTCCAACACAAATGCTCGCTGGTGGTGCTGCAATGATTATGATTGCTGGCGCAGTATGGATTCTCGCGAAAGCTATGCAAGAGTTCAGTACAGGAGTCACGTGGGATGGTGTAGGAAAAGGTATCATTGCAATGGGAGCTCTTGTTGGTGCAGTTGCATTACTTGGTGCGATAATGACTAGTGGTATTGGTACAATCGCAATCCTTGCTGGTGCCGCCGCAATCTTGGTTATCGCTGGAGCGATGTGGGTACTTGGAGATGCAATGCAGAAGATTGCTAGTTCTTCGACGGGCATTGACGATTTGTTCAAGACCCTTATGATGGTTGACCCTGTGAGACTCGTTGCAATCGGTGGTGCATTAGCTGCCGTTGGTACTGGATTGAGTGCAATGGCAATTGGTGGGCTTGCAGCTGGAGTAGTCAATACGATATTCGGTAACGTTGGTGGTGCCGGTGGTGGTGCGACAAAGAAAGACAAGATGGATATAGTGATTGACAAATTGGATACGTTGAATGAGACGTTGAAGGGTAAAGACTTCTCCGTTAATATGGACGGCAGGAAGATGAACAAACAGTTAGCGGTGGCTGGTAATTATGGAGTCTAATGATGCATCATTCTAGACAAACTATATTGAAAATAAGTCGTTCAATGAAAGGAAACGTTCCGTGGAATAAAGGGAAACGAATGTCCTTAGCACAGAAACGAAAGATTAGTTTCTCTAAAATTGGTTGCACAGCTTGGAACAAAGGGAAGAAAATGTCCAAGAAATTTTGTGACATTCAGCATCAAGTACAAGGCGGTGAGAATCATCCGATGTATGGAAAACATCATTCAGAGGAAACACGAAGAAAAATGAGAGAAGCTGCATTGAATAGAGTAACACCAAACTTCAATCCAATTGCGTGTCAACGGATAGACGAGTATGGTCATAAATACGGATACCATTTCCAACACGCACTCAATGGTGGTGAAGTTCATATCATTGGATACTCCGTAGATGGGTATGACAAAGGCAAGAATGTGGTGATTGAGTATTACGAGAAGAAACATTTGCGAATGAAGAAACAAGATGCACGACGCAAAAGACGAATCATTGAACATCTTGGTTGTAAGTTCATAGAGTTAAGAGAAGAATAATGGCTAAAACACTATTCAATACGCCGACAACGTTAGGGCCGACCAACGGCACTAACAAACAGAATCCGCAGACTCCAAGAGTGAGTTCATTGGATATTCCTGATCCTTCACTTGCTATGCAGACCGTCCAAACTGTCATAACGAAAGGTACGAATGATTTTGTTTCGAGACTCAATAAATATCCATACATTCAAAGGAAGAATGATGTCCTTGCTGGAGATACAAGAGGTACATCAGATAAATACCCACCCGACAATGTAATTCATATGATTGGAACGGAATATCCGGGTGCAAATTTCGATGATGGACTTATCCGTGGTGGTATTGTTCAATCAACTGCACGTGCAGAACAAGACGTAGCGCGTATTGGAAATTTCCTCACGTCTACAAAGGGTGTTTTGTGGATTATCAAACAACAGGGACTTGCAATGACCAATGCACGCCCTGAAATTCGCACGTTCAATCCTCTATCAATGATTGCACAAGCGGCAACAGGTCATTTGGGATTCCATTATCCGCGACATTCATTCAATCCGTTTGTTGAAGGTACGGGTCAACCATTAGAACTTGCGCTCAATACGTATTCGACCGCAAGAGACTATCTTGGCCCGCAAGATGCAGCTGGTCCTGGAAATGACTATACGGTTGCACCATTTGTTGCAGTACCACGTACACAAGCAAAACTCGTAGACCTTTCGAGTGAATTGTTTCTTGGCGATAGAAGAAAATCGTTGACGGGTCTAGTCTCGTCTCTTCTTGCGCCAGTCATTCCACAGAGTAGTATTGCTGGATATGCCCCACCAAAGGATAAGGCCGCCGGGGGAACAAATATTCAGACATTAAGTTACCTTAAGGTTTTGGGTGCCCCGTATGGTGGATTCGGTATATTCAATGATGGTATTCACCGCGCAGTAAACACGCAGTTTGATACAGAGGGACATTCCATTGCAAGTTCCGATAAGGGTGTTGGTAGTGCAATGGCAACCGCAGCCGCAAATATACAGAAGGCCGTTGATGTGGTAAAGAACCCACTCGGAGCTGCTTCTGCATTGCTCTCAAATGCAGTTGGAAATGTTCTCGGTGGTGGCGGCGGCAGTTCAATACCAACACCTAACCTAGATCAACTTAAGACGTATCGTTCTCTTATGTACGGTCAACTCGGACAAGACGCATCAAACTATATCAGTACAATGAGACTAGCATTGCAAGGGCCTACTGAAAACTACAAAGACTCCACTAAGGTTCTACCGGGTGTAGTTACAGGAAGAAATCCTTCAACAAGGAATATGATGTTTGTCAACCGTGGAATGTCAGATCCCGGAGCAAATTCGAATCCTGACAGAACGAATATAATGCCTCCATCCGTGGGTGTGGAAGTCAAAGACAACCAACTCGATATGATACCATTGATTTTTTATGACATTAAGAATCAGTTGTCATTGGTGTTTCGTGCAGTACTCACGGGGATAACTGATACACTTAACCCTGAATGGAACGAGTATAACTACATTGGTAATCCGCAGACGTACTATATGTACAAGAGAACGACAAGAGACTTTGGATTCTCATTCAGAATCTATGCGGACACGAAGCAAGAATTACATTGGAATTGGATGAAGTTGAATAGGTTCATTGGAATGACATATCCAAGTTACAACACGGAAAATCGTATGGTTGGTCCGTTCCTTCGTCTCACTCTTGGTGATATATTAAGTAGGTCGCCGGGATTCATCAGTGCGTTGACTATTACTATTGACGACAATACACCGTGGGAATTAAACTTGACCGCAGAAGATTTCCTTGCAAGAGTTCCGCACGTTGTTGAATGTGCAGTAACATACAAAGTAATTGGTGACTACCAACTCGATGCAAACCGTACACCATTTGTTGTACAGAATAAGATTGATACGTCAAGAGGATTACCACAATGGAGAGTTAATCAACCAACTGCGTTGACACCAATTGGTTTGCCTTCGTTTGGTACACCAACTATACCAACGACACTTTCCACAGTGAACGTACCACAAGTCTAATCGAGAGAATGATATGGCAATAGATAGATACAATACTGCAATCACACTACAAGATGCAAATACAGGACAGAGATACCTTTCCGATGTTATTGTCCCTACAATACCACCGACGGATTCCGACATATTTATCATCTCAAGGGATGGTGATAGGTTGGACGCAATTGCGTATAGAGTGTATGGTGATTCAACGTTGTGGTGGATTATTGCCGAAGCAAATGGATTGAAAGATTCGTTCTATATTCCAGCGGGAACGAGAATACGAATACCTGCAAACGCAAGTAACGTGCTAAGTTTAATGCAAACCACTAGTGACCAAAGGTAACAATGTCAATCTTACTTACAAAAATATCAGACTACGTTGTACAAGAACTCAACAGACGTACGGGGTCAGTATCAGCCAATACTCCTTCCGATGCAGACCAACTATGGTTGTATGGAAAAACTCCGTGGGCAAAAATGCAATCAAATGCATACTTTACGGAAGGTGATACAGATACTCTTAACAAACAACAGAGTGTGTGGGTTCTTCAATCGGGTTGGGGCAAAGGTTCTTTCAATGATTCCTATGAACAAAATGTTGCAGATAGTTTCCGTCCGAAACCTGGAATAGTGGGTGTAGATGTTGCAATCAAAGGACACTTAGGAATGATGCGTGAAGCAAAAGTGAAGTATAAAGCATATACCCTTGCGCAACTTGAAATTATGCAATCATTGTATATGACCCCCGGTATTGGTGTCCTTCTTGAGTGGGGATGGAGTGTGCCTTCGTCAATTCAAAGTTCAATCAATCTCTTCACAACCACAGAAAATGGCCCTGAAGATAGGTGGTTGAAACAGACCATACAGAAAAAGATTGATAGTGGGAAGGGTTTATATGATGCGTTGTTCGGACTCGTTTCGGATTTCTCGTTCACAATGGCAGATGATGGTACGTGGGATTGTGAAACGACATTGATTGGACCCGGCGCAATGACCGTGGATATTAACTTGAATGTGCCGGGAAATGCACTTGGGGAAAGATTGATAGACTTCATTGAAACCAAGATTGCGAATGTAGGTACAAAAGATGAAAGTCCCGTAGACAAGTATATAGACGTTGCGTCATTCAGAATGGATACAACGACAACTACACCCGCACAACCACCGGCAGTTACGACACAAGAGAAAAATTCAACGTTGACACCTACGCAGAGAACGACGGTGAACACGCCCAACCTATTCGTGACTTGGGCATTTGTAGAGGATAGTCTCAATCAATTTTTTGGTAAACAAATCAATACGTTCACAAATGGAAAGTTGTTGGACAGTTCTACACCAGTAGACCCCTCCAAACCAGATGGAGACAAGATACTTCCCGTGTCCAATTTAATTCAAGGATTTGATACAACTGAAAAAGGTGTTCAAGCCGGATGGCGTTCTTTCTCTCCGACGAATGTTCTCATTCCGACCCATCCGCCTACGTGGACAGTTCTTGCTGCAGAAGATGATACTACAGGAAGAGCAACTGAAGCTGCAATTACAGGCCCGTTCATCACTGGTGTTAATGGTAAAAAAGACCCCAGACCATTCCAATCTACCAATGACAAATTGACGGGTGACCTTCGTGCAGTTTTCCTTAACTACAAAACGATAGTGAGGGAGAACCTGTTAAACTCGGAAACGGTGCAAGAGGCAATCCATAAAATACTCAGTGCGTTGAATGAAGCTGCGGCAGGTATATGGGATTTGACTCTATTATACAATGATGATTACTCTAGTTTCAGAGTAGTGGACTTCAAGAGTGTGTATGGTGCAGATGAATCAAATCAAGTACAAAGTCAAGCATATAAGTTCGCTGCAAATGTGAAAAGTAGCATTGTCAAAGGTGTAGCAGTAAACTTCCGTATACCAAATGCATTGAAAGTCACCGCAATGATTTCAGTCAATGCACCTACAGGTGTTGCGTTGGATGGTGCTGGTGCTGCAGACCGTGACAAACTCGGCATCTTCCGTGGTATTACACGTGGAGTTGCGGATAGGTTTGCAATAAAGTCGGCTGCACGACAAAATCCAGGTCTGAAACCAGTAAACACACCACAAACACAGAATCTAAATTCATTTGATACCGTTCAGACAGCTCAGACAGTTGCACAGAATGAGGCAAGACAAAAACAAGCGGATGTTCAGAAACAACAAGAGGCGTTACACACCGCAGCAAAGAAGAAATACTTCGAAGAATTGAATGGTGATGAAAAGACCGCACTAATAAATGCGATATACAATTTCCTTGAAGGTAATACCGGTGGACAAGGATTCGCAAATTCAGGTGTTATTCCGGGTGACGTGAGTGTAACTATCAATGGTATCGCTGGATTGAAATGGGGCAATGCATTTCAAATGACAAACCTTCCAGCACGATATGTAAAGAACGTTGTATTTCAGATAAAGGATATTGCGAATGAGATTTCCTCAGAGGGATGGTCAACCACCATTACGGGTCTTATGCGAGCAAGGTATAATGCATCAGTCGTCAAACAAACAGAAATTGATGTAAGTGGTATTCCACAAACACAACAGACAGATGAAAACGCTGGTAGTGGAAATGTTGCAACCAAATTATCATCAACCGGATACTATTAATGAAAATACTCAATCTCAATACTAGTGGTGGTGAGTTCTATCTTATGGGCACTACTCAAGAATATGTCGGTGCATATTGGATAGATGATAGTGGTGCATTGTATGTAGGCCGATCTGAACAAGAGACACCTACAAAGCAACCACTCGTTCCTATTCCAATGGTGACGCAAGAATACAATAAAACAAGTTCGTTTCAACTCGGTATGCCTATCGTACAAATCAAACCAAAACCGACAACGAATGACTACCATACAGGATGGTTCATAAGATATTTTGTGCAACAATCCAATGACCCTACGTCCTATGTGTTTGAGATAGATCAAAAACAGTTCGATCAGATTAGCGGTATGTCTAGTGCAATCAATTTTCCTAAGTATATTACTGCATCATTGCGTTGGAAGATTGTAGGCCCGCTTCACGACTTAATGGACAATCTCACATTGAAGGTGATTGATCCTGGTGTTGCGGACACAAATGAACGGTCTATTAAAAATGCGAAAATTATTATTTCTAATATAGACATTCGATTGCAGAACCTAGTAGAATTTTGGAAGGGTGATGGTTCTACTCAATTCCTTCCGCTGCAGAAGAGTGTCAATGGAAAACTTTCAGTCAGCACTTGATTCTTAACTGGTAATTGGTTACATTATATACCAATGGTCACAAACACGGAGCGCAAATGGTCACAATTCTAGATACATCACTTGAAATTCCGCCCGGTATATCTGACTTCTTTCATCACTTCGAACGTGCGGATGCAATCCTCATTCCCATTTTTGTATTTGGTGAACTGC